TTTTGTTGTTGCGGCGCGCCCGCCTGTTTGGCGGCCTGATAGGCGGCGTCGGTGTCGTTCAGCTCGGCCTTGCGCACGCCGCCCGTTCCCAGGTGCGCGCCGTTGCCGAAACCGCGCGTGCGCGCCTGCTGGTTCAGATCCGGCAGGCGGCCGATGTTGTGGGTTTGCGCTTCAACCGGGGTAAAGGCGACGCTGGGCAGGCCGCGCGCGCCGATTTCCAGTTCGTTTTGTACGGGGACTTTGGGCATGTCAGCTCCACTTCAGTTTGCCGGTGTTGGTCGCGAAACGCGATTGTTGCGGGTTCATCCCCATCGTGCGGTAGTAGTCGAATCCGCCGCCGCTTTGTCCGCCGCTGCGGTTGCCAAAGGTGCTGTACCAGCTTTGCGCGAATTGTCCGGCGTTGCCGAGGAGTGAGCCGAGCAGCGCGCCGCCGGGACTGACGCCGCTGTTGTACACGGGGTTTTCCGGGGTCGGGGTGACGTACTGGCGGCCGACGTAGGGGCTCATGTCCGTCGGCGCGTTGTACTGGGTGCGCACGCCACGGCTGCCGTAGTACTCGCCGTGGATGGTCGCCTTGTTCGCCTCCGCCATCCCCGCCTGCGCCAACTGGTTCAGCATTTGTGTTTCGTGACCGAAGGCTTCGTTCAGCGCGTTTTGTTTCAGGGTGTCGATGTCGATATGACGCATCAGGTCGGCGCTGTCCATCAGCTCCTGCGCGCTGCCTTCGCCCAGCACAACGCCGTTTGCGGCGAGCGCCGCCCGCGCCTGTGCCTTCTGGTTGCCGGCGCGCAGGCTGTATTGGGCAATGGCATGGTCGCCCGCGTGTCGCGCGCTGGTCTTGGCAAAGTTGGCGAGGTTGGCATTGACGCGGGCGATGTCCGCCTGGTGTTGCAGGTTGTTGCGCTGGATTTGTGCGTTGATGCCGCTCATCGCCTCTTGGTGTTCCAGCGCGGCGCGGTCGTATCGCCCCTGCATACTCAGGGCTTCGGCCTCGTAGCTGCCGAGCAGGTATTCCCGTTTGGCGGCAAACTGGTCGGCGGCAAATTGCCGGTCTGCCTGGTATTGGTTGTAGGCGTTGTTCAGCCGCGTCTGCCAGTTGCCCATGATTTGCTGGTGGCGAAAGTTGAGGCGGTCGGTTTTTGCCTGGCCGTAGGCGCCGAGGGCGGATGTCAGGTAACCGAGGCCTTGCATGCCGAGGCCAAAGGTGGCGAGATCCATTAGAGTGCTACCTCCGTGGTAAGTGAGACGAGGGAAAGCGGCAGCGGGTCGCGCTGCTGGATGAGGATTTGGCCGTAGTCGTTCCAGTCGGGATATACGGTGATTTCGATTTGGCCGGTTTTCAGGCGCGGCGGCGTGCCGAGCGGTTCGGTGGTGCGCTGTTTGTGTTCAACCAGGCGCCCTTCCTCCGGCCCCGCCCAGATGCCGGAGGTCTGGATGACGTCCAGCCAGACTTTGTTCACGTTTTTCGTCAACCCCCGCCCTTTGCCGTTGTCGATGTCGCCCACCACCGGCAGGGTTTGCAGTTCGGCCAGGTAGGGCAGGCCGACGTGGATTTTTTTCGCCGCGTGTTGCAGGTGGATTTCGCCATTCGTCACGGTCTGCGGCACGTGTACCGCACCGTCGGCGAGGATGCTCACTGTCTTGCCTTCGAGGTGGCCGAGTTGTTTCAGGGTTTTCACCGGCATGCCGTTGTAGGACAGGCCGGAATCAACGAAGAAGGCGTTTTCTTGTGCGCCGAAGGCGCGGGACTCAAGCCGCTCGATGTAGCGCTTGGTTTGCCCGTTGATGTTTCTGCGCACCGCGACGTAAAGCATGTCTTCGTCGCCTTCCGCCACCACCGCGCAGGATTCAAAGGCGCCGTTGGTGTCGTGCCAATGCCAGGCGCCAATCTGCTGTTCGGGGACGTAGGTGTTGGCGATGAGCCGCCCGTCGCTGCTGATAAACCACACCAGCGGCCACGGCGCTTTGCCAAAGGCCATGTCCACAATGCGGTAGCCGTCAAAGAGGTGCGGCGCACGCAGGGAGATGTCGGCGGTAATAAAGCCGCCCGCGTCGCGCGAGTAGGCAAGTTCGTGTACGTGGCCGCCCCTGGCGGCGCAGTAGATGACCGAGCTATTGACGATGACCGGCTGCACGTTGTTCGCGCCGACGTAGCTGTGCGGGCTGATGGAAATCGTCGTGTTGGTGAGCACGTCGCTGTTCTGCGTGTTCACGTTCCACTCCGCGCTGCCGGTGAGGATAAGCAGGTTGGTCAGCGGTACGATGTGGCGGATCGGGCTGGCTTCGCGCGCGGCAACGCGCACTTCTATCCGGTCGTCGTCGCGCGAGGGGGTGGAGTAGCTCATGTCGCTTTCGGTGCCGCTCCTCGTCATCCATACTTTCTGCGGCTCTGCCGACGTGCCTGCCAGCACGCGCCGCTGCTGGAAGTAGGACACGGCCGAGGGGTAGTGGTCCGCCTTGTCGAAGACGTCTTTGTATTTCGGCGGGGTCTTCGCCATGTCCGGCGAGACGCCGCGGTCTTCAAAGCTCGGTTCGTTGGCGTATCCTGCCAGGCCGAACATGCCCGACTGCCGCTTGTACACGAGGTAATGGTCGGCACCATCCACCGCTTTCCACGTCAGGGTGTTGCTGTTGCCGGGGGTGTAGAGGTCGTTGGTGACTTCGACCTCCGCGCTTTCTTTGCTCTCCACCCCGTCTTTCACCGCCGTCACTTTGTAGCGGTATTTGAGGTCAATTTGCTGCACCCCGGATGCCAGCGGCACGCGCTTCGCTTCGGCTTTGAGTTCAGTCGGCGGTTCAAACTTCGGCACAAATGAGATGGGTTCGAGCTTCCAGTTGGTCGCGCCCAATCGGCGCAGTTCCTGCGGTGGGTATTTGGGGTGGACGAGGGTCAGGACGTCCGCGCTTTGCACGTGGTGGATGTCCATCAGGTGTTCCGCCGCGTAGGGGGTGGCGATTTCGTAGGGCGCGTTGCCGTCGTAGAGGGTCGCCGCGCCGGTATGAAAACGCGCGTACTTGTCGCCCAGTTCGATCACCATCGTCTGCTCGCCGGAAAACGAGAAGGGGATGAGGCGTACCCGTTTACTGGAGTCTTTCACCTCATGCACGAAGCGCAGCCCGGCGCGGTTTTCCACCATGCCCTGCGGCCGCACCAGAAAGTTGCGGCACCGCGCAAGGCCGTTGGCATAGCCGACGTCGTCGGCGCGCCCCCACATTTGCGGCGCGATTTCGCCGCCAACAAAGGCTTGTTGCAGGAATTTGGCGTTGCTCATGCGCGTCCCTGTATCCACGGGGTTTGCGCGCGCGGGCGCACCTTCCGTTGCCTGCTGTCATGGCTGATGGCGAGCCCCAGATAGTTGGCGTAAGCAGCCTCGCAACTCTTCACTTCTTTCGATCCGGCATCCCACTTGCGCACCGGCCCCGCCAGCATTGACGCTAGTTTCCACGCGAGCGCGGCAACAAAGGTCGCCGGGAATAGCGCCGGGTCGTCAACCTTGGCGAGATAACGCACCACCGCCTCGCGCTGGTCGGTGAGGATGTGGATTTGTCCGTCTGCGCGCTCAATCTGGTAATCCGCCGTCACCGCCTGACCGTTTACCTCGTAGTCGTCCGACGCATTGGGCGGCAGCACCGCGAATACCCTGAGCGCGTCATGCGGCATGGCGTAGTGATACGCCCAGGCCGGGTCTTTATCGGCAAGCAACGCGGGTTTGACGCGCTTCGTCGCGAAGCCCCACTCGTGCGCCTCCATTACTATCTGCAAGGCGAGTGGCCAGTAGGTTTTGCAATGCTCGGCCTGCGCGCTCCCTTCTGGCGGGTCAATGGAGGCGACGGTCGCTTTGTCGCCGAGGTGCGAGAGCGCGAGGTTGCAGATGTCCACTACCGAGAACATGGATTTAGTCCGTTATATGTTCTGCCAGTGCATGCACCACCGCGCGGAAAATGTAATCTTTCGCGCGCTGCGATTCCGGCAGTTCGTGGTATGGCACGAAGCAGGGATGTTGCTTTTTATCGGGGTCTTTCACTTCCCCAAATGTCCAGCCCTCAGCTGCTTTTTGTTTGAGCCAGTTTTCATGACTGCCTTCCGGCGTCGCTTCAGGGTGTGCGAGGTGGTATTTCACGCCATTCACAGCGCTGTCTTTCTGCCAGTCGGGTGCATCTTCCCATGCGGGCTGGCTGTTGTCGCCTATGGCTTGGCAATACGCGCGGTTGATTTCATGGGCTACACGGGCGATGTCTTGTTCTTTCATGGTTTTCTCCTAAATGAAAGCCCGCATTACGCGGGCTTGATGTGTTGCAGGATGGCGTCATCAATTCGGTGATAGGACTGCTCAAACACGTCTTTGGGCGACCACGACACATAGCCGTTATGGCCCGGCACGTTGCTTTCCTGCCCGATGTAAACGACCAGATAGCCTTCATCTTCGCCCCTTTCGTCTGCTGGTAATTGCCAGCCGCGCAGTTCGTTGTACGCAAGTCGCGTCATCGGGGTAGCCTCGATAATTTTGGTGCCGATGTAGATTGCTGCGTTGCTCATTTCAGGTTCTCCTGTTTGTTGGGTTTACGGGGTTTGTTGTCGGTTTCTGGCTTGGCTTCCGGGGCAGGTTCTGGCAACGGCTCCCACAACGGCGCGCCGTTTTCTCCGTGACCGGCCATTTCCCCGTGCTCCAACGCGGGCGGCTCCGAATCCGTAACGCCATCCGTCAGCTGCTCAAGCGTCACGTCTGGCGGCGCGGCGACGACGATGACGTCGCGCACGAACCACCCTGCAGAAAGAGAATCGGGGACGTCGAACACGTCCCCGATGCTGCGGATTTGCCCGCCGTAGTAGCCTTTGGCGATGGCTTTTACTTTCATGGCCACACCTTCGGATTTTTCGGATGGGTGATTGCCATTTGCAGGCCGTCCACCATTTGCGCATCGACTTTGCCGCCGGTGCCGGTTTTGGTGTACTTCAGGCGCAAATAGCGTTTGTGTACCAGCGGCACGGGGAATGCGATTTGCTTCCCGACGCCCATCGGCTGCGCGCCGGTCTGTGCCACGGTGGCAAAGTTCGCCGCTTCTTCGTCGCTGTGTTGCAGGACGACGTCAAGGGTGTCGCCGGCGGCAAAGCCTTCTTTGCCGGTGATGACAATGTAGAGGTTACGGTCGGCCATGCCGTAGTTGGCGGCTTTCACGCCGCAGTCGATGGTGTTGGTGCTGTCGCCGTCAGCGCTTTGGCCGACGGAGAAGCGGAGCAGGCTGTCGATAATCATGTTTCCTCCTTAGACAACGCGGGCTTCGGTTGAGAGCAGGGCATCGGAGATGCGCACGGGTACGCCGTCACCGTCGCCAAACTTGGTGACGCGGCGGCCACCGACTTGCTCTTGGGTGATGGTGTGTTTGGCGGACGCCGCAATTTGTCCGCGCAGGATGCGGCGCAGGTTGCGGTTCATGTAGAAGGCCGGACGACCGTTGAGGTCTGGCACCATTTCTAACGCATCCGCCATCAAATCAGCCAAGTTCGCTCCTGTACTCAGATCTTTGGTAAGTTTGGTGGTGTCGATATTGGCGATACGCACCACCCGACGCCAGTCGCGCACACACAGCCCCAAATCCCACATAAATAGCTTCTCATGAACTTCAAAGCGTCCGCCTTCATCGTCCTGCACGGTGTTGATGCCGATGTCTTTACTTTCAATGCCAGCTTTTGAACCTTTCGGATAGATGCCAAAGCAGCCTTGCCCGCCCCAAATGACAAGCCAGATAGAAGCGTTGTTGGCGCCGGTGCCGCCCGCGTCAATGATGTTTTTGCCGTTCGGCGCAGAAAGTGAGCTATAGCGCGGCGCAAATCCCATAAAACGTTCATCATTGATGATGCCATCGTTGTACCACAGCGTTTCCGCCATCTGCTGGTTCAAAGCTTCAATAAAAGGGCGTTGCTCGGCAGCCAACCAGGCTGCGGAATTGTTGTGCAGTTTGAGCAAGCGCGTATCTACCATAGAGCGTGCTTCCAACATACCCATACTTTCAGATACTTGGGTAACACTGGATTTGCTCGGCTTGACGCCTTTGTAGAGGATGCGCCACGCCGCTTCCGGCAGGCCGTTGCGCACCGCGATTTTGTGATGCGTGTCACCGTTTGCCTGTTGGAAAACCATATCTGCAAGGATTTCGTTGGTCTCGTCAAGAACTTCGACGATGTCGGTGATGAGGTTGCCTTTACTGTCCATCTGCTGCGCGAGGCTCGCCAGCGTCGGGTAGAGGGCGTCTTTGTTGAGGGTAGCCATATTTACTCCTTATGGGTTGAGGCCGGGGGTGTTGGGAAATTGGGCGCGCGCGTCTAATCCGCTTGCGCCACTTGCACTAACCATGCGGTCAGGCGCGAGGTCGCGACCAATCGCCAGCATGAAGCGGATGAGGTCGGGATGGTTGCCGTAGCCGGTTTCTGCCAGCATCGTGCGGATTTCGCCCTGCGGGTCGTAGGCCTCGAAAACGCGGTTGGCGATGGCGAGGTTTTCCGCGAACTTCTCGCCGCCAAATTCCGGATCGGCGCGGCTTGCCGCTTCCCAGTCTTCTACTTGCAGGTCGTGCTTCACCTGCCCGTACAGGGTCAGGTCTTGCACCAGCTTCGATGCTGCCGCCGCGTCCGCGCCGCTGTCTTGGGCGATTTTCGAGAGGAAAGCCGCCTCGCCCGCGTCCACGTTCTCGCCGTACACGCCAAAGTCGAGCGCATACGCTGCGGGCGGGGTGTCGGCTTTCGCTTCTTCCCCGCCCGTGGCGTTTTCTTCCGGTTGTGGCGCTGCCGCTGGCGGCGCTTCTGTTGGCGGTACTGCCGCCGCTTCAGGCGGGGTTGCCGCTGCTTCGGTTTGCCCGTTGTCGGGCATCTCGTTCTCGTCGCTCATGTAGAGCCTCCTGTTGCATTGTGAAATAGTCTTCCGGGGTGTGGGTGGTTATCCAATCAAGGAGCTTCAGCCCGATTTCCCGCCGCCCTTCCGCCCGTGCCATTTGCAGCGGGTTGTCGCGGTAGCAGGTTTGGTAGATGTGGGTTTCTTCAAGTAGCCGCCAGACGATGCGCCGCCCGGCGCCGGTCGCCATCAGCGCTTCCACGTCCTTTTTCAGTTGTTCCAGGTCGCGCTCCTGCGCTGCCCGTTGTTCGGCGGTGCGCGCCTCTCGTTGTTCCGGGGTTTCAAATGGCTCAAGCATTGCCGTACCCCGTCAGGTTATCGAGGACGCTGCCGCCGCCCGTGGGCGTGTTGCCCAGCTTCTGCGCCGCGTCCGCCATCTGCGCCATTTGCGCCTGCTGTTCTGCCTGCGCCTGTTGTTGTGCGCGCGCCTGGCGGATTTCGTCGGCCTTGTCCTGCGGCACGATGAGCAGCGGGTCGATACCGAGCGCGTCGCCGTAGATGTCTATCCAATGGTCGGCGTCGAGGCGGTCGAGTACTTCCGGTTTGGCCTGCGCTATGTTCATTACCGCGTTGGTGTAGCGGTCAATGCTGTTGGTGGCGATGGCCTGCTGCGCTTGGGCGAGGATGGAGACCAGTTGCACCGATAGCTCCATCCCCTGCAATTCTGGCGGCGGCGGGGGCAGGATGCCGCCCTGCATCACCGCGTCGAAGGTGATGTCGATCATCGGTTTCAGCAGTTCGTTTTGCAGACGTTCCAGCACCGGGCCAATCATCAGCATCTTCTCTTCGTGCCGCTCTGCCACCTCTGTTGCCGTCATGCGCGTGTCCTGAGTGCTAATCATCAGGAACAGGTCGGCGTAGTAGGCGTTCTGGATGCGGCCGCGCACTTCTTGCATGTCGGCGGCGAGGTGTTGCAGGTCGAGTTGCACCTGCCACAGCGGGGTAATCGGCGTGCCGGCGTCGTTGTACACGATGCCACCGGGGAGCATGGCATCGTCCTGGTTTTTCATGGACGTCGGCACTTGCAGCGGCGGGTTGGTGAGGTAGTCAATCGCCGTCGCCTTGCGCAGTTGTTGGTGTTGTAGCTGTTTGATGTCGCCGAGCGCCTCCATCCCCGGCGAGGTGCCGTAGATGTGGCCGCCCGATATGCTCCAGCGCGGACACAGCGCCGGAAAGCGCGGATAGCCGCTCTCGCGCAATATCTGCCCCTCCGGCGCGCTTTTTTCGAGATAGACGCTGCGCCACGGCATTTGTTTCGCCGTCTTGCCGGGGTTGCGCACGTCGCGCGGCTCTATCGCGTGGATGAGGGTTATCCAGTTGTCGAGGCCGCCGTTGTCGTACATCGTCCGCACCGCCTGCGAGACGTTGTTATAGCCAAACTCGCGCACCACTTCCGCCACCGTCTTGTCAAACTCGCGGTAGAGCGTGTCCACTTCGCCCCTGAAGTTGGTGGCGATGCAATACTCGCCTGCGGTCAGCGGGTGATGGTGGATGATGTTGTGATAGTCGATTTCAATCACCGATGCCGCCGTGCCGTACACCGCCAGCTCTTCGTACAGGGTATGCAAGGCGCGGTAGGTGTTGCTGCCATGGAAAATGGCGTGGATGATTTTCGCCACCTCGTCCAGCCATACCTTGACCGGGTGGTACTTCATCAGCTCCGGGTCGGGGGTGGCGAGTTTGAACCACGGCCGCGCCGGGGAGGTCATGCCGCTCATCAGCCCGGCGGCCAGGGTACGCATCGCCCGTGTCGCGGTGTTGTCGTAGATACGGTTAAATTCCGCCGGTTTGCGCTCACTGCTGATAAAACGGCCGGAGGCGGGCAAAACCAGCTTGCTCACGTCCTGCCAGTGCTTGAGCCACGGCGCGCGCTCGTTGCGCAGCGCTTCATGGCGGCGCAGTATCTGCTTGCGTAGCGATTCTTCCATCATCCACCTAACAGGGTTTTACTGCCGAGACGGCCGCGTTTGCCCAGCGTCGGCTTCTCGCCCGGTCGGGTAAGCAGCGTGCCGGACGCGCCGCCGTCATTACCGCCGCCGCGCCGTTCGCTCGGTTCGCCCTCGTAGGCGCCGGCTTCCGGGCGCGCGCTTTTGTTGCCTTTGGCTTTGGCAGCCGCCATCTGGTTCTCGGCGGCGATGCGCTGCGCTTCCATTTGGCGCGCCATCTCTTTGCGCTGTTTGTCATACGCGCGTTGCAGGTTCTCCATGTATTCACGCATGGCCGCGGCTTCTTCATCCTGTTGCTTGCGTGCCTCCCCGATTTCCCAGTTCTGCCGCTCCACCTGCCGCTTCATGTTCAGGTCGTTGAATTTTGTTCGCCACTCGACGTCGTACTCCTGCTGCGTTTTCGGCCGCCGCTCACCGCCGAACCACTGGAAATTGTCGCTACCCTTTTCAGGATTGACGTATACCCGGCTGTCTTCATAGATGGATTTGAACCCGTCGCCTTGCCCCAAATCGCCGTACTTGTCGCGCTCCGGCTGCGGCGCACGCCAGCGATACATGTCCTCGTAGCTGTTTTCCGTGTAATGTTTTGGCGCGTTGGGATTGACGAATGGCCCAATTTCCGGGGTTTTTTCATAGCGCGTGGCGCTGGCTTTCGCCTTCCCCGTGCCAATACCGAGACCGAGACGCCGTGCCATGTGCTACACCCCACCCAGCAGAGTTTGCTTTTTCTTCTTCTTCTCCAGCTCCTCGGCATCAACGCCGCCGGGGCCGGTGAGGATGGTGCCAGCGACACCGTCTTGCTTCTTGTTGTAGTGCGCCTGGTCTTTCTCGGCGCCATTGATTTGCCGCTGCATCTGCGCTTGCGCGTTATTCTGCGCGCGTTGCGCCTGAGCAAGCGTTGCCTCGTGCTGCGCCTGCTGTTGCGCCAAACCCTGCTGCGCCTGCGCCAGCTGGTCGGCCATCGCCTGCTTGTTGGCGTCCATCGCTTCACGCTGCGCCCGCATGTTGTCGGCATGACGCGAGGCATCGGCGCGTAACTGCGCGTCAAACTGGCGCTGGCTTTCCGCCTGGCTTTTTCTGAAATTCTCTTGCTGAGCGCGGAATTGCGCTTCCGCCTGCTTCTCCGCCTGCGCCGCCTGATAGCGTTGCTGCGCGCGTGCTTTGTTTCCTGCGACGTGGGATGCGACTGCGCCGCCGAGTGCGCCGATGCCTGCGATGATAGGTGCTGCTGGCATAGTTATAACTCCTTGATGTAAACAGATTCTTCAAGCCGCGCCCGCGCTGCGATGAGACGAGCGAAGGCGCTACCGGTTTTGGCGTGCCAGGCGATAAACGCCGCCCCGCGCGCTTTGCATTCGGATTCCACGCACTCCAGCATGCGCAAGGCGAGGCGCGGCGTCCGGTGGTCGGGATGGATAAACAGCGCATCGTGCTGCGCTGCGGTCAATGCGTAGTGCGGGTGCGCGCTGACAAACGCCGAGGCATAGCCAATCAGGCGGTCGTCATCGGCGAACGCGCCGGCGGATACCAACCCGCCCGCCTCATGCAGCGCGTCATACAGCGCGCGGTTTAGCTGGCAGGGCAGTTCGGTCAAACCCGCCTCCGTCTCCGCCTTGTGCAACTGTCCCAGTTGTTCGATGTCGTCGTACAACTCGCGCGGCTCAAATATTGCGATACGGGTCATGTACCTTGCTCCGGTTGCGGTTCATAAATTCATGGATTTTCGGCGTGTCGAGCAGGGCGAGGCAGTATGCGCTGGCGTAGTCCGGCGAGCGCCCCAGCTTTTTGACAATGTCCTCGCGGCTCTCCACATAGACCTCCACGCCCTGCATCCGCCAGCACGGCGCGCACAGGTCGGCAAGCAAGCGCTTGTCCGGCGGCAGGGCGATACCGTTGTTGGCATCCGGGTCGAGCGCCTCGCGCATCATCCACCACAGCTGCGAGCGCAGATTTTTGAAGGTCAGCCGCCCGCTCTTGTCGCGCCGCGTCGCTTTTTCAGCGACGTTTACGGAAATCGCCTGCTGCCCCGCGCCCTCTAAAAAGTCATACACCGCCGCGCCGACGCCGATACCGTCCACGTGAATCGGCGCCCGATCGCGCAGCGCAGAAATAACAAGCCCCGCGGTTGCGGGGCCGTTGGGTGTCTCCTTGCCGGGGTAGGCGAGCGGCTGGTCAAACCACATACCATGCCGTCGCGCAATAATCGTCTCGTCCTTGCCGCCACGGGCGACGTCCACGCCCATGCTGTCCATCGCGGGCAAGACGTCAGGACGGCGCCAGCGCGCCATCGCCGCCTCCACCCACGCAGTCGGGATAACCTGCCACGGGTCGTCTTCCAGGCCTGCCGAAAAATCACCATTAAGCATTTGCGAGCGCAGCGGCTCCGGCAGCGCCTGCAAAGTCGCCATGTAGCCGGTGTTCACCAGGTGCGGGTTATCCCTTGCCCGCGCCGGAATAAACGTGCGCGCCAGCGGCCTGACAACCTCCTCCGGCTGAAAATCAACGGGGTCAAAATCATAGACGCGCGTCTCGCCGACAATGACGAACTCGCGCCCGTCCTCTACCCACACATCGCGCCCGGCAATCGTTGCGCAATAGCGCAACTCGCCTGGTTCGGCGGGGTTGGGGTGCTTGTTGTTGAGCCACGGCGCGAAAAAATCCACAACCCAGCGGCCTTCCGCGGTCGTTGGCGGGTTAAACGTCAGCAGCGCCTGACACTTCTGATTCGGGTCGGTACTTCGCAGCCAACCGAGCAGCGCCCGTACATCCAGCTCGAGGAAATTTGCGGCCTCATCGAAAACAAGCAGGTCATGCGGCCTGCCCTGATACTTCGTCCAGTCGCCCGCATTGGGAACGGAACCAAACTCAATCTGCCGCCCGTCTGCCATGCGCCAAATCTTCTCGGCGCCGTTGTAGCCGTCAGAATTGCCCACCAGCGCCCTGAGACGGTCAATAATGCCGGTGAGCTGCGTCGCCTCGCGCCGCAAAATCATGATTTGCCTGTGTTGCGTCAGCGCCTTGCCGCAAGCAAGGTCAGTCTTGCCGCCGCCCGCCGCACCGCCGTAACCAATGATGTCGGCCTGCGACGTGTAGGCGAGCGCCTGCGGACCGGGAAGCGGCATCCAGCGCGGCAGGAATTGCGACAACTGCGCCACCTCCTCGCGCTCCGCATCCGTCATCTGCGCCCACAAGCGCCTAATCCTTGCCTGCATCGCCCCTTGCCTCGACAATCGCCAGCACGCCCATAATCCGCGTCATCGCCTCCTCCGGCGAGGCGGGTTGCATACTGCCGTCGCTGCTCACATGGTCAATCTGCTGCTTGTCGCCATACTTGCGCGGCGCCATCTTGGCGAGCATCCACTTGCGCGCGTCAATGCGCAGCTTCGAGCGCGACACATGCTCACCGTTGTGCTTATAACCCTCGCAATCAGGCGCATTACTCGCCATCCAGTCATTTGTGCCGTCGTCGGCAATCTCTGCCATCTGGTCAAAAATAAATTCCGCCTGCAACTCACGCGCGCGCGCGTACTGCTCGCAAAAATCCTTGTTCGCGCCCAGCCAACGCATCACCGTCGCGAGGTGCGGCATATCCTCGCCCTCGCAAATGCGGCGCAAACTCTCCCCATTGGCGAGACGCTCACAGATCACATCAGCGATTTCTTGCGTATAACCGGACGGACGGCCCTTCACAGCAACCTCTTGATAACCTCGGTCAGGCCGACCGCATTGACGAGATACATCCCCGCTGCGCCCGACACCACCCACAAAATCTTTTCCATCGTCTTCTGCAACTTCAAAACAGCCGCCGTTAATTGCCTGCTCTCATTCTTCAGCCAGCCGATTTCTTCCGCGTGGTGTTGCTGCGTCGCTTCAAGCAGCGTCATACGTCGCTCCATCTCAGCCTCCACAATTAGCCTCCAACTGTCCGATAAACTCCTTCAACCGCAATTCGCGCTCCACCAGGCGGCGATAAACATCGTCGCTCACCCCGCCTAACTCCTGCGCACTGATAGAAGGCAAAGTTGGCATCGGCGGGCAAGGCGCAGGTGGCAAAGGTACAAACTCCACCTGCCGCGCACAGCCCGCCGCGCCAAAAACAAAAACGGCGGCCAAAGCCACCGTCTTACTTCTCGAAATAATCACGTCGTCCTTCCTTCATGCCTTTTTCGGCTTCCTCGCGCTCCCGCTTGGATACCGCCGCCGCCTGATTGGCGCGTGCCGCTCTCTCCTTGAGACCGTCGGCGATGGCCTGCAAACGTGAGCGCTCGCGCCGCTCCAGCTCCGCATCGAGGCGGGCATTGCGTGCGCGCAGCACATTGACCGCAACCGCGAGGGCGACGACAACGCCGGCGAGCGCATACAGCGCCCAGGATTTAATCCGTTGCACGGCTGCGCTCCCAAATGATGTACACCAGCGCGATGGCGACAATCACCAAACCAATCCAGCCCGCGTAGCGTGCAAAATCGGCCAGCTCCTGTGCCGGCCGTGCCGCCTCCATCGCCTCCGGCAACGCAGCAAACGCCGTACTCACCAAGCCAACAGCAGCGCCTTTGCTGCGTGGGGATTCCTGGATGGAGCCAATGAGCGACAATTGCCCGTCGCACTTCTGATTGCGCCCGTCTGCCACACACATCTTGTTGGCAGGCACATGACCGGCGGCCATACGCAGTGCGTCGGCTTTCACCTCACCCACGCGCCGCCCCCAGCCTTTGCCGTAGCGCTTCCATTTTTTCGTGGATTGCATAAATCTCAGACGGTTATCACACAGTCGGATAATCAACTGCTCCACACCATGCTTGGCAACATAATCCTCCACCGCCTGCAACGTCTGCATACCGATGACGCCGTCGGTGCGTTGGCCAACAATCGCCTGCAAAAATCGGCTTGCCCGCTTGGTGCCGCTGTTGACCGCAAAATCAAACACGGCGTAATCCAACCCGGCGGGCAAATGGTCGTAGCGGATGACATTGGCATACTGCGCCCGGTAAATCTCATGCACCTCCTGCATGGTGATGTCCTTGACGCTCTGCTCAGGCAGCCCTTTTCGCTTTCGGTAAGCGTTGTAGGTGCGCCAGGTGATACCGTAGTTCGTCTCGCCGCCGCTGTCGTGCGGGTCATTGACGTAGCCGCCCTCGTCTGCAATCAGCAGGGCAAGGGCTTTGTCATAGGTGTCTCTCATCTGCCCTCCAGCGCAGCAAGCGCCTTGACGTGATAGCCCTCCAACTGCCACAGCTTTTCAAAAGCATTTTCGTAGGCGATGTGCTCCCCGATTTTTGCGTCAAAACCGGCCGGGTCAAGACAGGCAGACTCACCCGTAACCACAAACCCGCTGCGCAAAGTCAGTGCGCAAATGGTGACGGTCGTACCGTCCAGACGGTGATAACTCGCATCGGCGATGAGGTCTTTGAGGTGTTCTTCGGTCAGTTTCATGGTTGCCTCCGGGCAATAAAAAAGCCCGCGTGAGCGGGCGGGAAACAATCTGCCTACGGCGGCAAACTGATAGGGCATGACATGCGCGGAAGTATGCGCGCATAAACAAAAAGCCCGCACAAGGCGGGCTGTTTGTAATTCCGTAAATAACGGTAGTTTTGTTTCAATTCGCGCCCCGAAGGGCGAATATCAGGAAGGAATTACAATAATTCCAACCTAATATAGATAGTATACTTTCCGGGCGCCCGGCTGTCAAGCTGTTACACTTCTTGCAACCGCGCTTTTACCCACCCCGAAAAGTCATCCATTCTCTCTGCTTTTGCAAGAAGGTCCGCTTCTTTTTCAATATTGAAAGAAACGCGCTTGATGACACGCCTCTTTTCATAATTGTATTGCGCCTGCTGCCAAGCAGGCGTTTTACGTCGTTTTGGTTTATCGCTCATCAGCTTCAGTTCCATATAGCAGATTCTGGCAGCCAGTTCTCAAGGATTGCCGCAGCATCTTTCTCGCTGCCACCCTCTGCGAGAAGTTTTTTTGCCCTGTTGCCCGCCGTTGCCTTGCGGTCATCGGCGGCCATACTGTACTCCTCTGCTTTGATGTAGAGAGCAGCGCGCGGAAACTCGGCTTCTAGCGCGGCAACATCCGTTTCGGGTTGTGCAGGCATCGCGACACCATCGCGGCTCTCGTCCTCCATCGCGACCCTGAATGCCTCACGGTAGGCGGTTTCCGCTTCGTAAGCGGCTTGCAAGGCAGCGAGGCCGGGAACTTTCGCTTCAAGTTTTTGAGCTTCAGCCTCCTGTTCTTTTAACCACTCCTGTTTCCATTGTTCTTTGCGAGCGGCGCGCAAAGCATGAATCTCATCTCCCATTTTATGGGAGCTTTCAGGGGCAATTATCACGTTACACGTGCTGCCATTATCGTTTAGCTTATACACACTATAGTAGGTGTTTTCGTCGTCGGGGAGAGGAAAACCGGACTTATGCAGGGTTTTCCCACTGCAAATATTGTGAGCAATGACCGGATGGCGCCCCATCCCATCAACATTACAATAGGTAGGCCGCCACCCTTTGCTGTCCATCTCAATTTCGATGCTAACAGCAACACCACGAGGGGTTTTGACATCAAAGGTAAAAGTTTCCATAAATGCTCCTGTATTTGACTTGATGGCGCATAGTGTATCGTGGCCACGATACAAAAACAAGCCCCTTGACAAACCATTTTACCCGCGCGCCACCGCCCCATCCAAAAACGCATACCCCTCGCGCAGGAACACCTTTGCCGCCGTCTGGCTGATACCACAACGACGTGCCACCCCGCGCGAGTCATACGCGCCCTCAACATACCGCGCCACAATCGCCCGGTGCGCATCGGGATACCTCGCCTTGAGCGAAGAGAGCGCACGGTTGACCGCCTCGGCCTCGCTATCCGACAGCGGCGCGACGTCATCGGCGTCCGGCGTGGACTGCGCCAGCTTGCCCAGATTGCAGCGCGCGCCCTGCGGTGTCCCGTTGCGCAGCAGATTCCAGCGGCGCCAGCGCAGCATGTGATACTCGATACTCATTGCCAGCTCTCAAACTCAATGCGCCCAGTAACGCCCTGCTTGCGCAACGCCTGCATCCGCGCCAACTCCTTGCGATAGTGGGCGGCGATTTCCGCCTCTTCCGCCTTTGGTACTTTGACCCGCCGCGCCATCTTCTCGCGCAGGATTCCGACCACCCCGTCGCCGAGCTTGCCGCGCAACCACGCCCCGGAATCGACCGGGGTGCCCCCCCGCCCGGGCCGGCAGGCGTAACACAGCGCCATCGCGTTATCGCCACACCAGCGGATACAGCGGTTACTGCGGGAAAAATGGTGCGAACAATGCAGCCCCATACTGCTACGGTCGTACACCTTGCCGCAGCGCTCGCAGACGTAGTTGCTGCGCTCGCGCACACAGCGGGAGAACGCCTCATCGGCAGGCGTGCGCTTAATACCAATACTCATCTCACCCTCCAATCCAGCCCAAAATCCTGCGGGTTGCGCAAACCCAAATGCGCCTCGCCCGCCCACAGCCCGTCCAACGCCTCGGCGAACTGCGCCACCGTGCAGCGGCTAGTGCTGCCCAGCACATTCGGCTCGCCCAAAAACTCGACCTGCTGCTCGTAGGACAACCGCGCCCCCGTCTGCCGCCACACCCACGCCCATTTGGCGTCATCGCGCAATAACACCGGCACGAAATACTGCAACTTGAGGCGCCCGCCGTGCTTTGCCTCGCCGGTGGCGCTGGAGACGTCGCTCGCCCACATGTGGAAAACCGCGTTTTGCGCCTTGGAGCGGTTGGATTTGTAGTCGTCCACCTCGACCGCAAGCGCCTTGCCGTCTTTGAGACGCTCGCCCATCTCGCGCAGTAGGTTGCGCCACACCTCATCCTGCCCGCGCAGGACAAACAACCGCTTCATCACTCCCTCCGCAAAAGCCGCTCGATAAACCTGAAAATCTCGTCAATCTGCGCCGCTGGCTGCTTGCTCTTGCGCAGCATCATCAGCACCTGCCGATCGCGCTTGCGCTCGCATCGCATCTCCAGCGCTCGGCACATTTGCGGGACGATGGCCGGATTGAGCCAGCGGGCGAGGCAGATGTTAAGCACCTGGTCGATGTACCAGGCGTCGTAGCCGTCGCTGACTGGCTTAACCATGCAACCCTCCCGCGTAAGTCACCGCCTCTGCCCGCGTATCAAAATCGGCCAGCCAGCACCAGCAGCCGTCCTGCTCCCGGCGATAGACGCTCCAGAACTCCGGCGCATCCGACGGCTCAACATGGCCGTCGCGCAGCACATTGCCGCGAATATCCAGCTCAATACCCATTGCGCCACCTCGCCAGCCCTGCCGCGTTGGCAATCTGCGCCACATCCAGCCGGTAGGCTTTGCGGATACTCCGCAACATCGCGCCGGTCATGCCTCGCCTCCCACCACACGAAACCGCCCACAATGCTGTTCGGCCTCCTCGCGTGGCTTGCTTCCCGGCATCCGTATCCCAGCAAGCAGGTCGTCCAGGAAGGCGAGATTTTCCGCGCGCTGCTCCGGGCTGATTTCCGGCTCCGACAGGGCGGGCAGGGGTGGGCGATCCGGCAACACCTCCAGCAGCGCGACAGGCGACGGCCAGCTCTTGCAGCGCGCCGCCAGCCGCACAAACGCCTCGCGGAAACGTGGTGCATCCTCGTCGGCAAAGCAGCGCTCGTAGCCGATGGCCTCAATCCACACACGCCCCACCTCCTTCAGCATCTCCGCCGCAGGTGAGCGCTCCAGTTGCAGCGCCAGCAATTTTTGCAGGCCAAATACGATTTCCTCTTTCACGCTGACAGACATTTCTGCTTTCATATCAAACCTTTCCACGTCTAATTTCATCTTTCAGTTCTTCCAGCAGGGAAATTCCCTGCGCCATCTTGCTCGTCCGTTGCGGCGGCATCGTTGCGCCGCCAAACCCTCCTGCCATCGGCATCCTCGCAGCGGGCGACACCTCGCGCCCGGTCTGGTCAAACGTGCGGCCGTGCGGCGGCTGTCCAACCTGCCGCGCCAGCGCCAAATCGGACTGCTCGCGCTGATAACCCTCGGCGTAAAACGCGCGCCACTCCTTGCTCGCTGCAAACGCTGCCGCCTCCTGCACGCTGATACCCGCCGCCTCTGCCTGCGCACAATGCCGCTGCCAGGCAGATTCCGTCATCGGCTTGCCAGCGCGGTACAGCGCCAGCAC